CCAAAATGATATTATTTATTCAGACATCTTTACCGCTCGAATAAAACAAGGCGACGCAGCTGCGCATAAATGGGCGCTTGAAGGCCAGTTTTTTAATTATAAAGGGACAGGTATTCAAGGATCGTTGACCGGAAAGGGTGGATCATGTTTTCCTGCCGGAACAAAAATAATGACAAACAAAGGGCTTATAAATATAGAAAACATCAAAGCAAACAATAAAAGCATCCTAGTCTTGTCATACTGCCATAAAAGTGATAAACTTGTATATAGAAAAGCTGAATATACAAGGGAGTTAAAACGAAATGAGTTCATCAAAATTACCACTGAAACAGGTCGAGAAATTGAAAGCACTCCAGACCATAGGTTGTTTGACGGAATCAGGTATAAAAACGCTGAATGTTTTAGAATTGGAGAAAGACTCTGTATTCAAAAAGAAATGTGCAATATGCGGGGAACCGTCATCGAAAAAAAGCACGATATGCCTGAAATGTTATCAAAAAGAAAGAACATTAAAAGTCCCTTTAATTTGCAACTTTTGTGGAAAGAGCTACAGTGTCCCAAAATATGTTTACGACAAATCTCAAAGGATGGGACTTGTAGATCATTATTGCTCTATAGGATGCAGCCGAAATCATCATGCTGTAAAAAACAGCAGACATTGCAAAATGTGCAAATCTTTAGTAAAGAGTCATCAAATATATTGTTCTCAAGAATGCAAAAACAAAAGAATAAAAGTTTCAAAAAAGATATTACTAGAAAAAACCTGTTCAATTTGCGGAACAGTCTTTTGGCCGAAATCATCAAGAACTTCTTTTTGCTCAAGAACGTGCGCAAACAAAGCCCATTCATTGTTAATGATTGGGAAAGGAAACTCTCATTATCGAAATGGGCAGAGTTATACAAAACAGTTTGTAGAAATGAGAAAAATTATATTGGAAAGAGACAATTATACATGTGTGATTTGTGGGAAAGAGCGGTCTTTTGTATCAATAACAAGAAGCGGGAAAACACTCAAGAAAACAACAATGAGAATACACCACATGGACGAGAATCCGAAAAACAACGATTCGTCAAATCTTGTATCTCTTTGCAAAAAATGCCACCAGAATATTCACAAATCTATACCGAGCGAATCGCAAAGATTGAAAGATATTATACAGAGGAAAAATCTGTGTATGACATCCAAGTTGAAGGAACAAGAAATTTCTTTGCAGAAGGGGTACTTGTCCATAATTGCCTAATTATCGACGATGCAATTAAAGACGCAGAAACTGCATATAATGAAAATGCGCTTGAAAAAATATGGTTATGGTATACAGGTACATTTCTTTCCAGGTCAGAACAGGGCGCAATATCGATAATTTGTATGACACCTTGGTGCAAGCTCGATTTATCTGCGAGGGCAGTCGCTTCCGAGCCGGATAACTGGTATACGCTTTCCATGCCAGCCTTTGACGGAGAGCGGATGCTATGCGATTCGGTGCTTGACCGTGCGTCATATGATCGCTTAAAAAAAATAGGTGATGAAAAAATAATAGCGGCCAATTACGATATGGTACGAATAGACGTGAAGGGGTCTTTATACCGTGAGTTTGAAACATATTCCGTGTTACTGGAAGACACGGAGGGCAATGTCGGCTATACCGATACCGCTGACGAAGGTCAAGACTATCTTTGTTCAATTCAGGCGCGACAAAAAGAAGGGAAATTGTATATAACTGATATTTTATATTCTCAAGAACCGCAAGAAGTGACCGAAGAATTACAAGTTCAATCAATAATGAGAAATAAAACATACAACATAATGATTGAATCGAATAACGGCGGTCGCGCCTTTGCCAGAAATGTTCAACGTATTTTAAGCGAACGTAAATATTCCTGTTCGGTTGAATGGTTTCATCAAAGCGAAAATAAAAATTCTCGCATATTAACCAACGCGCCGGTAGTTCAACAATATGTCGTTTTCCCGGCAGACTGGAAATATAGATGGCCGGATTTTTATGCCGCCCTTATGGGATATCAGCGGGAAGGGAAGAATAAACATGATGACGCTCCCGATTGCCTCACGGGACTGACGGAAAAGTTTATATCCGAAGACTCTTGCGGTTGCTATTGACATTCTGTCCTACTTGCCTCATAATACACCTATCGTCTTTCCTTTCGCCTTGCGTTGGTTGCTCTCTCCTCCAACGTGAGGCGTTTTATTTCCTCTTGACAAATTATAAATACCAGCTATATTGCATAACAAACTAGGAGGTATCCTATGGATGCCATAGTCACTATTGTAATAATGCGCGATAAAAAGACCATTCGCACAGTCGAATCGGCTTTTCCTGTTCCCGATGCAATCCTTGAATCAGAAATAAATGCACGCACAATACTTTTCAACGCCCGAGAATGGCGGGAAATTCCCATTATCGAAGATAAGCCCGTAAAATCCGGTGGCAAGAAGTGAGCGCGCTTAGCCAGGGCATGATTGATCTTTTAAGCCAACAGTATAAACACGAAACGGCCAATTCACTCAGATACTATCAGCGGTCAATGTACGCCGAAATGATCGGGCTTTCTGCTATTGCAGCCTTTTACAAAAAGCAAGCCGAAGGCGAGAGGGAACATGCGGACCGTGTTTTATCTTATGCTAATGAGCGAAACGTCATGATCACAATATCCGGCCTTACCTTTGACGATCCCGATATTAATGTCGGTACTGATATCGTGAAGACTTTCGAGTCTGCTTTAATTGTTGAACAGACAACCACGTCCATGATCGAAGACATGCTCAAGGCGGCCCGCGGCGAGCGCGATTACATGACAGAACAATGGTTACTCGAGCCCTCTGGCCTTTTGAAAGAACAGGTCGAAGAGGAAAATCTTTATCAAACTATAATTGATCGTATCAATCAAATGCGCAATAGTGCGAGCCTTGCGCATGATCTTGACGTGTATCTTTCGGAAAGGGCGTAAACAATGACAGGCTTTGACCAACTCAGTGCCATGCTTAAACGCATGTGGTCTAAAGCTCCTGGACGTGAAAAGTCAGGACTCCCGGGGCTTTACCATACCAATCCACGGCTTGACCCCGTGCGAGTTATCGCGAAAAACGCCGCGTCGGTCGAATGGAAATTATACTCAAAAAAAGATATTCGTAAAAACGGTGACGCTGCCGAAGCGATAGACGAACACGAACTGTATGACCTTCTTGATAATCCGTGCCCTACATTTTCAGAACTTGACGGATGGTCTTTGCGCTATTTAACCTTCGCACATATTCGACTTGTAGGCGAGTTTTTCTGGCTTAAAGTTCGCGATGGTAATAAAATCATAGCTCTCTTGCCGATCCCGTCCGCATGGGTTGCTCAAAAGCCTACAGTCGGAAATCATTTCTTTTTAGTATACCCGTATGGCGTCACCGCATCGAACGCGTTGCGTGTTTCCCCGGAAGATATAGTTTGGTTTAAAGACCCTGACCTTTCAGACCCATATGGGTCAGGGCGCGGCTCGACCGAAGCTATAGCGGATGAAGCGGAAACGGACGAATATGCGGCGAAATATCAAAAGAACTTTTTCTTTAATGATGCTTCTCCTCCTTATGTAATTTTAGCGCCGAATGCATCGGCTGAAACGGCCAAACAAATAAAGACCACATTTATGCAACGACTTTCGGGGTGGATGCATTCGCGCGAGCCTGCTATCTTGACCGGTAAAGATACGACATTGCAAAAACTCGGGCAGTCGATGGTTGAGGTTGACATGATCGCAACGCGTAAATATTTACGCGATGAGACTTTGCAGCATTACCAGATACCGCCAGAGATATACGGTATTATAGAAAACTCGAATCGGGCAACTATTGACAGCGCGTATTATTTACTGAATAAAAACGTTATATCATACGATCTTGCTTTTTTTGAGCGAACGGTTACCGCGCAACTTTTGCGGGTTGACTATGACATTGATCTTTGCTTGAAGCATGATCAAATTATTGCAGAGGATGAGACGGCTGCGCTTGAAGTATATAAAGTTGCACTTGCGTCAGGGCTTGCTACAGAGGATGAGTTCCGCTCACGGTTCAGAATGCAACCAGTCAAAGATGGTAACGTCCGCGTCATGCCGTTCTCTCTCATGCGTGTCCCTGTCGGCCAAGTCGCTTCGGCTACCACGCCCGATCCTGCAGAACCCGCAAAAGACCCGAAAGAATCGGTACTCGATATAGAAGACGAACCTGACGTGCTCGAAATTGACGAGGGGAAATCGTATAAATCGCTTAAAGAAAAAGAAATACGCTTAACCGCAATTTGGAAAGCGTTCGACAATAAAGCCACGTCAACCGAAGATGCATTTATAAAAGCGGTCAAAAAGTTTAGCGCCGTGCAGCGTGACAAAGTGAAAGACGCAGTAAAAAAGGCAACTACCGAA